GATGTACGAAGAGTCAGATAAAAGGCGCTACTTCGTCCCCTGCCCAGAGTGCGGCCAGATGCAGGTGCTGGAGTGGGAGAACATCAAGTGGATCAACAATGATCCAGAGACTGCGGCCTATGCCTGCAAGGGTTGCGGCGTTCTGATCCCGCACAGTAAGAAGCGTTGGATGGTTGAGCGTGGGGAGTGGCGGGCTACTGCGCCGGGCAACGGTAAACACGCAGGGTTTCACATCTGGGCGGCATACAGCTACAGCCCGAACGCGCGCTGGGCTGATCTTGTCGCTGAGTTTTTAGAGGCCAAGTCAAACCCTGAGCAGCTGCGGGTTTGGATCAACACCACGTTGGGTCAGACGTGGTCGGATGACTACAGCAGCGCGATGAGTGCTGAGGCGTTGGTTGAACGCTGTGAGGATTATCAGGAGGGGATTTTGCCGGCTGGTGTCTTGGCCGTCACGATCGGTGTTGACGTTCAGGGTGGCGGCGGAACGCTTGGGGAAAGATTGGCGATCAGCGTGTGGGGCTGGGGCCGCAAGGAAGAGGGCTGGCTGATCCAGTACGTCGAGATTGCAGGAGACCCGACGCGCTCTGAAGTGTGGAAGCGGCTAGACGAGTTCGTAACGCGCAAGTGGCCACATGAGCTTGGCTACAAGCTGAAGGCTGACTTCATTGCTGTTGACTCCGGCGGTTTGGCAACTTCCGAGGTCTACCAGTACGCCAGGGAGCGCAGAGCCCAGGGCGTGATCGCCATCAAGGGTTCCAGTCAGCGCGACAAGCCTGCGATTGGCAAGGCCACCAGAGTGGACATCAACGCAAAGGGCAAGAACATCAAAAACGGTGCGCAACTGTTCCCTGTCGGCGTTCATTCAATCAAGAACACCATGGCCGGCCGCTTGAAGTACACGGAGCCGGGTGAGGGTTACTTGCACTTTCACGCGACGACGGGTGAGGAGTATTTCAAGATGCTCACCGCTGAGAAACAGGCCATCAAATTCCGGAACGGCTTCCCTGAGCGCATCTGGGTCAAGAAAGGCGGCGCAAGAAACGAGAGCTGGGACACACTCATTTACGCCTACGCCTGTTTGCAGTTGCTCTATCGCAAATACGATCGGCGAACGATTTGGGATCAGTTGGAAAAGCGTTTGGAGCAGCCGCTAAGATCGAAGGAAGCACCGCGTAAAGCGGTTGCGGCGCCGTCGTTCGTGAACAACTGGTGATTAAACATCCGGCTGAGATCAGGATCGGCGACACCGTAATTTTCGATGTGCCGTCTTTTGCCAACAGCATCGGCACAACGATTGACAACACATACACGCTGACTTGGTACGGGCGGACAAATACAGCCAGCAAAGGTGCAGCGGTAACTGGAACTGATCAGGGCGACGGCTGGCGCATCACAATTCCGTCGTCAACAACTGATGACTGGGTTGCTGGAACATGGTATTTCCAGCTCGTAGCTGTCAGCGGCTCGACGCAGTATCTGGCAGGCGAAGGTCAGTTCAAGGCTATTGCCAGCCTTGCTTACACAGGCGATCCCGGCGCCTTTGATGGTCGCAGCCGTGCGCAGGTTGACCTTGATCAAGTACAGGCTGCAATCCGCACGATTCTCGATGGTGGCGCTGTCAAGAGTTACTCAATTGCTGGGCGTAATTTGCAGAAATATGAGTTAGCAGATTTGCTGGCTTTGGAAACTAAACTGAAGGCTGAGGTTAAGCGTGAGCAGACAGCTGATCTGATTCGCAATGGCCAGGGCAATCCCCACAACTTGTTCGTGAGATTCTGATGGGCGTTCGATCTGCTTTCCGCGAACTGTTTAGGCGTGAGCGGCCACAACGTCGCCGCAGTTATGCAGGCGCAAGAGTTAGCCGGCTGACTTCTGACTGGGTGACGAGTGGCACCAGCGCAGACAGCGAGATCAAGTCAAGCATCAAGATGCTGCGCAACCGGGCGCGGCAACTTTGCAGGGATAACGACTATGCAAAGCAGGCCCTAAGGTCAATCACCAACAATGTCATCGGTCATGGCATCTATCACCAGTCACAGGTGCGGATGCAGCGTGGCGGTCGGATGGATGAGGCTGTTAATGCCCGTATCCATGCAGCTTGGAAGCGTTGGAGCCACAAGAGCCGCTGTGATGTCAGCGGCCTGCTGAGCTTTTATGACATGGAGCGGCTCCTGTGCCGCAGCTTGGCTGAGTCCGGCGAGGTGTTCATCAGGATTATCCGTCGACCTTTTGGCGACAGCGGCATTCCTTTTGCGCTGCAGGTGCTGGAGTCGGATTATCTGATCGACGACGACGTTCAGGCCAGCAAGGACGGCAAGACCGTCCGCATGGGCATTGAGCGGGATGAGTATCTGCGCCCGATTGCTTACAACTTCTACGCCAATCATCCTGGCGATGTTTACGCCGGGAATGTGCGCACAACACGCCGCATCCGTGTTGACGCTGATGATGTCATCCACCTGTTTATTCCTGAGCGTCCGAGTCAGACGCGCGGCGTCACTTGGTTTGCATCAGCGTTGCAGCGTTTGCACATGCTCGACGGCTACGAGAACGCAGAGCTTGTGCGTGCGCGGGCTAGCAGCGCATTGATGGGATTCATCACAAGCCCTGAGGGTGAGCTGATTGGTGATGATGTAGTGGATGGAGATCGCGTTACAAACTTTGAACCTGGCGTCTATAAGTACCTGGACCCCGGGCAAAGCGTAGAGGTGCCGCAGCTTGACGCGCCTGATGGTCAGCTTGAAGCGTTTACGCGTTCAATGTTGCGCGCTGCGGCCGCTGGAATCGGCGTAAGTTTTGAAAGCATTAGCAAGAACTACAGCCAGTCGAACTACAGCAGCAGCCGGCTGAGCTTGCTTGAGGAGCGCGACACCTATAAGTGTCTCCAGCGTTATTTCATCGAGAACTTCCATCAAATTGTTTTCGAAAAATGGATGGACATGGCTGTGCTGAGCGGGACGCTAAACCTGCCGGGTTACGAAACAGACCCTGAGCGTTATCGCGCCAGCAAGTGGGTGCCGCGTAGCTGGGAATGGGTCGATCCTCAAAAAGAAGTTGCGGCCTATAAGGCAGCAGTCCGCAGCGGCTTTAAAACACTCGGTCAAGTCATCAGCGAGCAAGGCGGCGACATTGAAGAGGTGCTCACCATGCGTCAGGCAGAGCTGGCGATGCTGGATGAGAAGAACATCATTACGGACACCGATCCCAGCGAAGTCAACGGTGGCGGCGGTGTTCAGCCTGGCTTAGGCATGGGCGCAATCCCAGCCTTTGAAGACACTGAGCCGCCGGTATCTGACGAGGAGGAGGTGCAGGAAGATGGCGACGATTGAAGGCGTTGAGATCAACCTGATGCCGACTGAAGGCATGAAGGAAGAGGCGCAGCGTTATCGCGATTGGAAGGCTGATGGCGAAGCTGGCGGCACTGAAGTTGCAGCACGCAGAGCAACGCAAATTCTTAGCGGCAAGGAGCTAGCACCGGAAACGGTTCTGGCCATGTCCGCATGGCACGCGCGCCACGCTGTGGACGCTGAGGCAGAAGGATATAAGCCGGGTGAAGATGGGTATCCGTCTCCTGGAAGAGTGGCGGCAGCTGCTTGGGGGGGACCTCCAGGTCAGGTGTGGTCTACAGCTAAAGCAGATAGAATTAAAGAAATTCGTGATAGGAGCATGGACACGAATCGGGCGGAGCCTGGCGATCTATCGGTGGGCGATTTTTGCGAGTGGCAATCCTCTGGAGGAAAGTCACAAGGCAAAATTGATCGAATCGAACGTGATGGACGAATTGATGTTCCCGACTCTGAGTTCATCATCACTGGCACCCCAGAAGATCCAGCGGCGTTGATCACTGTTTACCGTGAAGGTGATGACGGCTGGGAAGCTACTGATCGGCAGGTTGGTCATCTCTTTTCAACGCTGACGAAGATCCCAGCACTGCGTTGGCTTGAGGGCAAGACTTATCAGCGCAGCGAAGACACTGCATTCGATGAAGTCGAAGATCGCACTTATGACTTTCCGTTTTCAAGTGAGCAGCCTGTTGCTCGTTATTTCGGAAATGAAATCCTTAGCCACGAAAAAGGCGCTGCTGATCTCAGTCGCCTGAATGACGGCGCTCCGCTGTTGTTCAACCACAACCCTGATCGAGTGATCGGAGTTGTAGAACGCGCGTATATCGACGACGACAAACGTCGTGGCTATGCGCGTGTGCGGTTCAGCCGCAATGAGTTCGCGCAGGAAGTCTTGCGCGACGTAAGGGACGGAATCATCCGAAACGTGAGTTTTGGCTACGCCATCGACAAGATGGAAGAGAGAAGCAGCGGCGAATTCGTCGCTACTTCATGGACTCCTACGGAAGTCTCAGCCGTTGCGATTCCTGCGGATCAAACCGTGGGTTTCGGTCGCTCTCTTTCGGAGTCCGAACCCGAACCCGCTGCCTCGGCAGCAATATCCACACCACCTGTTCCTGAAATGGAAACC